TGTTATTGATTTAGGAAGTACAGGCGGGTTTATGCATCCGCTGTACTTTGACGTAAAACTGACCACACCAATGACTTCCGGCAAGATTACTAAGGTTAAAGTACAATCTGCTGCAACTGAGGGGTTTGATAGTCCTGCTGATGAGGTTGAGGTAAGTGTACCTGATTCTCTGATTCAAACGAGGGCTTGTACTGTGGCACAATTCTTTTCTCCAATCAAATATGGTAATCGTTATATTAGATTGGTTTACACAGCTAGTGAGGCTGTGGGCGGCAAGGTCTTTGCTTATATGACTGACGGCATTCAGGTAACTTTATAATGGCTACTTACAAAGTAAAGCGTAATTGTTTTACTTTGGGTCGTATGTATAGACGTGATGATATTGTAACGCTTGCAGATAATATTAAGGTTCCTGAACATTTTGTGAAACTTAATAGACCAGCAGCAGTATCTTCCGGTAATGACGATCCGCGTTATCTCCAATATGAAGCAATGAACTTTAATGATTTAAAAGAATTGGCCAAAGAACAGGGAATAAAAACAAGTCAGAAATCCAGGGAAGCTATTATTAATGAATTAGTGGCACTGGCGCAAGATTAAATCAGCCGGGGGCATATGTCCCCGGCTTTCTTTATAACAGAGGTGAAATTATGGATAAGGTTGAGATTTGTAATATTGCACTTAATCATATAGGCGTAGCTACAATAGAACGACTTGACGAAGCCAGCGAGCCGGCACGAGTATGCCGTCGCTGCTATGACTATGTTAGACAGGCCGTGTTAAGGAAATTCCCCTGGACATTTGCTACAAGAAGTGTACAGTTAGCTGCTCTTCAAGATGTGCCTCCTAACTGGAAGTATGCATATCGTTATCCTGCTGATGCAGTATGCCTGAGAATGATGTATAACGAGCATTTTTGTGGTCTGCCGAGGGATAACCAATATAAAATCGTTTCGGATAAACAGGGGAAAGCTATTTATACTAATATCGGCAATGCCTGGATTGAATACACTGTAGATGTTACCGACGCAGATTTATATGATGCTCAATTTGTAGAGGCATTTGGATGGAAGCTCGCTGCAGAAATTGCTTATGCGTTGACTGGCAAATTGGATTTAACGCAGATGTGTATTCAGGCTTATAACGCTTATTTTGCAGAAGCCAGTTCTACTGACGCTGATGAAGAACATTTGCTGGATCCGCACATTGACAGATTAGCGGCAGCAAGATTTACGGGGGCATAATTATGGCACTCTATCAATTAAAATCAAGTTTTGCCGGCGGTGAATTGTCGCCGTCTATGTATGGACGTACTGATATTGCTAAATATGACAGCGGAGCTGCTGTTTTAAGAAATTTTTTCGTTCTGCGTTATGGTGGCGCTGCTAATAGACC